TCAATAAAACGTGCTGTAAGAGCATTTGTAGAATAAGGTCCAACCTCAACGTTTTCTCCTTTTGGTAAAACTTGTCTGACTTGTTCATTTACAAAAGAAACAACATTGTCTAACTCTGGGTAAAATGCTCTTGCTTGTCGCAAGTCTAGTCTTGGACCTAAACCTCTTGTTCCTCGTTCTCCAAGTCTTGTTCTGGCAACGGCTCTGTCTGCCGTAGTTACTCCTCTAAACGCTAAGTCTTTTGTAAGTTCAGCAAATGACTGAGCGTCTTGGTAAATTTCTATTGCTTCTTTGGCTAGTCTTCTTCTTGTAAAGGGCTGTCTAACAACACCTTCTGCTGTAATGTCAAACTGTTGTGTGCGAACCTTGGGTGCTCGGGTTGTGTCACCGGCATAGTCGCTCAGTAAGTCTTGTAAGTCAAGACGAAGTGCTTGTCTTTGTGCTGACTTAGTAAGAGCAGTAAGTTCCCTAGCGGAAAGGTTGTCTGCTATGGTTGCGTCTACGTTGTCTATTATTTCTAAAATGGCTGCTTTTGTAACTGAGGCTGGTCGTTTTACGCCGTCTCTTTTGGCTGCTCTAACAAAGTCTGCTGCTTGTCTAGCAATGTCTGTAACAACTTGACCCTCCATACCTTTACTTCTAAGAACAGCGTCAAATGCTCCACCAAGACCAGTGTCTAAAACTAAGTCTGCTCTGCGTGGACCAACTTGTATTTGTTGTCCTGAAAGAGTGTCAAACTCTGCTTTTACTTTTTGGTAAGCAGCCAACTCGTCAGGGTTTTTTATGCTTTCTTCTATTATTGTATTTAGTCTTTCTTGACTAACAGAAAACGGTTCTCTACTACCTGCTCTTACGTCAAACGCTTGTGCCATTTGTTCGCCAGTTGGTTGAGCAACTCTTGTTTCTAACTCGGGTGTTAGGTCTACCGGTGGCTCACGACCTATTTCTCTTTTCAAACCTTCTGTTCTTGCGGCAACTTGTTCTCTTGCTTGCCTTGGTTCGTCAATAACTCTTTGTGCTATTCGTGTAGCCTCTGGTGTAGCCATTTGTGTTGGGTCTTCCAAGAGGCGAGTGCCCACTTCGTCTATGTTTTTATAAAAACGAGCAAGGGCTTGTGACGCAGGGTTATTTCTTGACATTTCAGTAACGTCTTGCCAGCGTCCTTTTGCTCCTGACTTTTCCCACATTCTTTGTGAGGCTTGTTCAGCAGCAGCATAAAGTTTTTGTTGACGAAGAGTGTTGGCTCCTCTTTGTCCTGCTTTTATAACAGGGTGAAGAGTAAGCAGAGTAGTGAGTGGTCTAGCAGCAAATGACTTTGCTAAACCAGTAAGGGCACCTTCAACGTCACCAACGTCCTCAGCACCTTCAAAAGTAGCACCAGTAATAAGAGCAATACCCTTAGCCATTTCCTGACCAAACTTTTGACCACCTTTTCTTCTTCCAGTTCCAGCACGACGGGCTTCTAAACCACCAACTTCATTTAGTAGAGTGCCAAGACCAAGTAAAATGTCTTTTACGTCGCCTGCTGTGTTTTGTAAAAAGCCAAAGGTTGCGTCAATAGGACCGGTAGCGTCTGTTACTTGTTGGACTTTCTCTTCTTTTTCTTTGAATGTTTTGTCAAACTCAACAGCAAGTTTTAGAACTCTGTTCAACTTTGCTTTGCGGTCTGCTTCTCTAATAGGGTCGTCTTTAATAGGAACAGTAATGTCCATTTGACCGGGTATACCAATACCTGCTGCCATTGCTTCTAAGAAAGTAGCACCAACAGCAAAACCTTGGTCAACCAAACCAACTAAAATACCAGAAAACTTCTCAGCAGAAGGACCAACGTCTAATAATACTGTGTCTGGGTCACCACTAAAAGGTTTTATAATACCTGCTTCTTCTAAAACAGGAACACGAACCGTTCCCGGCATTTCAAAACCACTAGGTTCAGGTTTCTTTCGGGGGGCTTCTAAAATAGGGTCAGGTTGAGGGGTTACTTCACCCGGTAAACTAACGGCTTCTACGGGCGGTTCTACGGCTTCCTTTTCTTGTGGAGGGGGAGTTGGTAGGGTAAGTTCCTTTGCGTCCGTTGTAGGTGCCTTCACGGGCGTTTGAGAGGTAGTTGGTGAGCCTACCGGAAACGCCATTGACATTATTTCTGTAAGTTCTGTTGTTTCCCTGTCTAAGAAAGGCACCAGAGCAGACAAGTCGTCAACTGAATAAAGTTCTCTCAGTCGTGTGTTTGTTTGCTCTTTGGTGCCCTCTTCATTGAACTGTCTTATTTGTTCTCGGAGTGTCGCCATTTATTATTTACCTTTGAGTTGGTCTTCTTCTTCGCTTTTTCTTCTCGTTTCTAACTGTGAGCGTAGTTGAGCACTTGCTCCACCTTTTAGTTTGTCAGCGTCATTGTTTAGTTTGCGTAGTGCTGACTGTTGACTTTTTAGTCTAGACCTTCTTTCCTTGTTTAGTTTTGCTTGTCGCTTTTCTAATGCTTTCACTGTCTTAGCAACTTGTCTTTTACGGTTTTGGTCTTTGTCATACTCACTTTTGCGTTTCAAGTATGAAGCGTTTTCTTTTGCGAAAGCCTTTTGTCGCTCGGCAAACCGTTTGTTAGTTTCACCACGACCTTTTGTGGGTCTGTCTGGTCCCTTACCGGGGTTGGCGACGGTGCCACTAGCGGCTGCTTGAAGTCGCTGAATTTGTGTAGTTGTTTTATTTTGCTCTGCGTCAATGTCTTTTGTGCTAAAACGTGACTTAATTTCTCTTTCAGCAGCACGTCTTGCGTTTTCAATTTCAGTATTTCTCATACGTTTGGCTGTATTACCAGAACCTCTAAAACGTGGTGCTCGTAAAGCCCTCTTAGCCATAGCCAAGTTTTTGTCAATAATACTTTGTGTAATAGACTTGTCTTGTGAACGAGCCTCTGCTTTTTCTTTACTAACTGCTGCTTTTTGTCTAAAACTTTCTGCTCTTGCTGGTTCAACCTCAGTAGCCTGAGCAGTAGCACGTTTGGCTTGTGCTTGTCTAAGTTCAGCAAGTGCCAAGTCAGCGAGTTGTTGGCTTTGTGTTCTTGGTTTACTTCCTTTGGGGAATGCTTTGAGTAGTTCTGCTCTGGCTCTTTGCTGTGGTCCGTCAAACATAAAGTCAAAGAAACTTCTTGCTGGTAAGCGAACATTAGCAACTTGGTCTAAGACGGCTGCTTGGTCAGCGGCAGTAACTGCTCTACGGGCATTAGCGAATAACTGGTTGAAGTCTTTCGCTGCTTGTGGTTCAGCCCCGGCAACTAAACGTCTTACGGCAGGAGGTTGAGTTACGACCTCTACTGCTTCGGTGTCAACAGTTTCTTCAACAGGAGCGGGGGTGACAGGGGCTTCTGCTGGTTGCTCTGGGGTTGCCGCTGCTGAGGTGTCTGTCGCTTTTTGGTCAGGAATGGGCTGACGGTCAGCGAACATAGCGGCGGAAACTATTTTGTCTATTTGTTCTGGTCCAAAAGGAACTGGTCCCTGTCTTGGAATAGCGTCTGCCATAGAAGGAACGGCTGGTTGTTCTAACGCAGCAGTTGCGGCTTCACGGCTTCTTTCTGCTTCTCCTCTACGTTGGGCTTGTAAGTCTTCTACTTCGGTTGTCTCAGCAGGACGTGGTGTGGGTAAGTCGGGTTCTGCTACACGACCTCTCTCAGCAACGTCAGCATTGTAGTCTGGAACAGCAACACCTTTCATAAGTCTTAGGTAGTCAGCCATAACGTCGTATAACTCTTCTTCACCTTCAACCTGTGGGACTGCCATTCTGCCTTTTGTGGCTATTTCTTCACCAAAAAAACTTTGTGCTCGTCTTGCTCTAAGTGCTGTAAGAAAGTCTTGAATAGCAACAGGACTTTCGTTACGAATAAGCATACGCATTCTTGTTCTTAGTTTAGGTGGAAGTGCTTCCATACGGTCAATGAGTTCTTCTTTTGCTTTTCTTTCACTCATAAGTTCAGTGAAACGTGCTTGGTTGCGTCTTTGGTTTGCTTCTCTTTGAGCCATTTCAACACTTTCAGTTTCTTCAACGGCAAATGGTTGACCAGAAGAAACACGAACAGCAAGACTTTCAATGTCTTCCATAGAAATGCCACCTTCACGACTTTGTTTGTCAGCAACCATAGCAACAACTTGGTTGAAAACTCTGTCGTCAATGCCTGAAATACCACTTGTTTGTAGAATACGAGCCACGTCACTTGGAGCATACTGAACCGGTGAGCGGTAAGCACGAGCACGAAACTCTTCAATGTTCTTTTGAGTAGTGTCTGCGCTTCTGTCCATTTGCTGTGTTGGCTTCACAGTCATTTTGGCAGGTGACATTGTAGTCTGAGCGGGTTGTGAGGTTGCTTGTTTTACAAACTGTGCTGCTTGTTCGTCAATAGTAGTCTTTGCGGCTGGCTGTGGAGCCTGTGCTTCGGGAGTTGGAACACCTTTCCTAGCAGCAGCGGCTTCGGTTAGTGTAGGAGTTGCGCCTTCTGCTAACTTCTGAACACCTTGAACTAATAAACCAGAGAGTGGACTTTTACCAATAGTCTCTGCTACTTTCATTATTTGTAATAAACGCTGAAAGCCTGAAAGTTGTTGTGGGTTATTGTATTGCCTTTGGTCAGGTCTAAAAGCCTCAAACTTACTAGTGCCTTGTGCGTATGGTGTTCTTCCTTTTACTACTCTTGCCATTTTATTATTCCTTTTGTGTTTTGAGACTAACCTACTTTACCAGCAGCGTCGTGGTTGGGGTTCAGAACTGTTTCTTTTAGGAAGTTTTCTACTGCCCTAATGACAGCCTCGTTTGTTTCACCTGCTAGAATTTGTTCTCTAATTTTCCTAGCGGCTGCTCTACGGTCTTCCATTGTAAAGAATACATACACGTTATTCACAGCAGTGTTGAATAGAGTTTCTGCTGCTGCTACTGCGTCACGGGCTAGTTGTGCTTGTGCGTCTTCTGCTTTTGCGAGGTCTTCTCTTTCAGTGGCAACTGCTTTCTTCGCCATTGCTTCTGCTTTTTCAGCCTCAGTCATAGCCAAACCAGTTTTTGCTTCAATGTCTCGTCTTGCTCTTGCTGTTTGAGCGGCAATTTGACCGGCACCTAGTGCGGCAGCACCTGTTCCAAAACCTCTTGGAGTAGCCAAACGAGTTCTTGCTAAGGCTCCTTCTTCAACGGCTTGTTGTTGTCCAACTCTGCCTGCTCTTTCAACTCTTGTTACACCTTCTCTGGCGGCTCTGAGTTGGTCTTGAAGTCCTTCTCTAACTAATGCTTGGTTTCTTTCTCGTTCTGCTCTACGTTCAGCAGCCTTTTGTAAAAGAGGCTCAGTAAATTCACTTAGTTCTGCTACGTCTTCGTCAAACTTTTTCTTTCTTTTCTTTTTAGTTTTGTCTTGTGCCATTTTTAATAATGGTTGGGTCGCAAACTTTGTTAGGGTTGTTGTCATTTACCTTCTCCTCTAAAAAATAACTCGTTATTCACATACATTAGCGTAGCCTCTCCGTGCTCTGGACAGAGGCTCTCTTTACAACCAAATAAACCCAAAAACCACCTTGTCCAGTGAGTGCGTCTGTGTCGGGCATTGCCTCTAAAACTGCTCCACCTGTTTCAGTTATTTTTACAGCAACTTCTAAAAAGTTTTCTAAACCAAATGTGTTTGGAACATTACTTGCTGCGGCTGAGGAAGGTGGTGAAGAACCGTCGTAGTGTGGTAGTCTTGACCTTCTTGAAGTAGAAAGAGCAGTGCCTGAACCGTCTTTCCAGCCAGTCCAACTGTTTCCTCTACCAACAAATACTGGTTTACCTTGTGTGTGGTAACCTGCTCCTACTGTTCCACCGGCTTTATACATAAGAGGAACTGAAAGAAGAGCAACGTCCCACTTAGGGTCTGCTGTGCCGCCTTGGCTCATTCTGTCACCAAACTCTTTTGTTCTGTAACGGTCAATAAGAAAGTTTTGGTAATAAGTTGCGTCACCTGAGTTTACACCAAACTCTAATGCTGCGACTTGTTGGTAAGCAACATAGTCAGACTTTATTCCTGAACCCATTGAAACTCCTACTTGCCAACGGGCTGTGTTGCTTGTTGGGTGTGTAGCAGGTGCGTTTGTTCCGTCAAAAGGAGACTGTAAGTTCCAGCCACAGTAAACGTGGTGTATTTCCATTGGTGACTGAATAGGTAAAATAACTCTGTCATACATAGAGTTGTTGGCAGCACCGACAGTAAGGTATGGTGCTCTGTTTTGAATGTGTTCGTAGTTAGCACCAACACTTGCTCTGTAACCTAAACCGTCTGCTGTTGTAAAAAGAGGCACGGCAATAATGTCATAACCCATTGTTTTCTTTGTTTGACCATAACGACCCATTTCAGAGTTAGGTCCATAACCACCTTCTATTTTTTCTTGTAGTAAGTTGTCTAAAACATTTACACCAGAGTTTATTGAAGCCGCTGTTAGTGCTGCGCCACCTGCTGGTGTAGCAACTGAGACTGTTTGTGCTGTGTCTGTGCTTGCTTTTAGTGGAGCATTTTGACACTCTGGGTTGTCGTCTGTTGCGCCCTTTGTATTTACAGTGTTTTCAAACCTTGTCCAGTTACCTCGCATAGTAATGGTTGGAGAAGCCAACTGAAAGTCTACTGAGTAAGCGTTGTTGTGTTGGTTTAGTTTAGGACAACTAACGTGAACAGCATAAGTTTTGTAAGGGTCCAAACTAATGTTTAGGTCACTTTGGAAGAAAGGGTAGGTCAATGAAGCAAAGTCGTCTGGTGTGTAAGTTCTTTGGAAAACAACTCTTTCAGGTGTGTGTGTTTCCATATTGTTATTGAAATACCATTGTTGTTTTTCACAAATGGTTAGTTGAACTTCATTTACTTCTGCTGCTCCGTGTAACTTAGTTGCTACGGCTGTGCCTGCTACGGCTGCTGGTTCCTGACGTAAGTCTACTGAGAAACCTATTTCTTCTAATGAAAGAGAAACTTGGTCATAACTTTGTAAACCACTTGTGCTAAATAAGTCTTGTGGTGGAATAAGAGTAAATGGAAAAGCCAAAGAGTTTGTGCCGTCGTAAAATGACTTGTAAGTCAAGTTTGTTGGACAAATAGTTATTCTCCACGGTATTTCGTCTCTTTTGTAGTTGTCTTCGTCTAGACCTTTTGCTGTTACAGAAGTCGCAATGTCTGACATTGGACCTAATACAGCGTCTCCGTAAAGTTTTGTTCCTCGTGGCAGAGGCTTTTTAGTAAATTTTGCCATTATTCAATTTCCTCTAAGTAACTAATAATACCAGTAACTTTCCAAGTAGGGTTTATTTCTACGTCCCAAGGAGCACCGGTTCTATTGACTGGAACAATAACAGAAAAGAATAGTTGTCCTTGTTCTGGAACAGGAACATTTAGGTGGTGTTCTACAAAGGCACCTGCTGGTGCTACTGGTGGAGTAGGAAAGCGTGTGCCTCCTACTGTGCTTGCGTCAGCGTCTGTTGCTCCGGTTGAGTAAAAGGCTTCTCTGTTGAAGTCAATGTCTCTGTTCATAACAACTGTGTCAAAGGCTCTTTCTCTTTGGTCAAAAAAGTTTTTACCTGTAATAATAGCACGAACTCCCCCGGTTATTAATGGTGAGCCACCAGTTTCAGGGTCAAACGTGTAGTAAGCGTCTCCACACTGAATGTGTAAAGCCCAGTTTGTTAGAACAACTGACTTATTGAAACCAATGCTGTGTTGAAAAATAAGGTGAGAAGGAGTGGCACTGTCCGTCATATTTGGAGAGCCAATGTTGTCCCAGTAACCTTTTGTTCTAAACTCGTTTTTTATTAGGTCTGAACCACCAGCAAGTGGGTAGTGTGGCACTGTTGCTGTTTGTGTGCCGTTTATGTGCTGTTGGTAAACAAAAACTTTTCCTGTTTCTACTTGCGTGCCGTCTGTGTAAATAACTTGTGTAGTTTGGTATTTCTTTTGTAAGTCATTTAGTTGTAACTCATTGTAACGGTCTACAATGTCGTCGCTCATTCGTTCTAACTGACCACCGTCAATGAAAACTCCCTCAGCAATTTCTTCTTTTGTTACTTTTCTAGCCATTTATACTACCTCTCCTATTAGGGTTACATTGACGTGAGCGCCTGTTCCTATTCTCATACAGCCAATAACTACACAGTCTGCTACACCTGCTGCGTTAGTAACCTTACCGTCGTCAGTAAAAATACAACCATTGAAAATGGCTTTGGCTCCTGCCGCTACTGACACTGCTTTTTCAAACCGACAAGAGTTATAAACCACTTTGCCGCTTACTTCCACTGTGTTTTCAAATACACAGCCACTAAAAGTGTATTCACCACTTGAAGCAACCTTGTGTTCTTTTGTAAAACTTGAAGCACCTTGACCAGTTACTGAACCTTTCGGTGTTGAGAACTGACCACCGGGGTATTCACCGTTTTGGAGTTCATAAGCGTTTCCAGTTTTTTTAATTTCTGTAAAAGCATTGTTAGGCTCAACCCTATTAGGAATGCGCTTAATGCTGTCGTCCACCACATTTCTGTCTAACCTCTCGTCTGCTGAGACTGGGCGACTTGGTTGTTTAGTTGTCCTAGAACTCATTTACCTCTTTTCCTCTTGGCGGCTTTGCTTCTTTGTATTTGCTTCCATTGTTTAATGTCTACTTTTCTTGCTGGTCCACCACGAAGAACAGACTTTACCCTAGCCATTGCCCAAGCGTGTTGAGAAACACCGGGGCGGTGACCTGTTGCCCAAGCAGCCAAACCTTTACGGTAAATGGCGGCTAATGGACCATAAGGAAGTCCTTTGTCCCTTGCGAACTTTCGTAGTTTTTCCATTGTCAGTCTCCCGGTGCTTTTCTCTTGTAGTCGGCTGGTGTTGCCCGACCTTCTTTTTGTTTCTTTTTCAACTCGTCAAAGAACTTTTTTCTGGCTGCTGCCACTCTGGGAGACAAACCCTTTGAATACTTAGCAGGCATACCTGCTCTGTAAGGTTGTTTCCTGTTTGGCATTAGTCGCCTCTCTTTTCTTCTTCGGGTGGGTTCTTGACAGGCTTCTTACCTGCTTTGAACATTTTTGTTGCGGCTTTCTTACGAGCCTTCATTCTCTTTTTACCATACATAATAGTTACCTTCTCCTTAGTGCGCCAATGGCACGAATGGTTGCTCTGACTACATTGAACCTTACTCTTTCGGCTTTGTTCATTACGAAACCAAATAAGGTGTAGGCTAAACGACCACCCCTAACACTGTCGCTTTGTGTTATGTTGTTTTCAGCATTGTTTGAGACAAGGACAGTTCCGTCTGTTCCTGCCTGTGTAGAAGCCCATTTCGCCTGTGCTGACCCGTAAGAGTTGTCTACGGTTGCTTGGTAGGGTGCGCTTCTTAGACGGGCTACAACGGTGTCCTTGTTGACAATGTTTTTTATGTTTTGAATGTTTGTTGTGAGTGAGCCGTCAGGGTCAGTGAAGTCCACGACCTGAGAAGCAAACTCTTTTTGGTCTGAACCTAATAAACTATTGTAAAGTCTGTAAGCCCAGTTGGGGAAAATACTTGTTGTAGCATTTCCTGTTGAAACCATAGTAGTTGTAATGCCTCTGGCTTTTATGTTTATGTCTCCGTCACCAATAGTTCTAGTCTTGAACACCCATTCAACTGGCTGTTGTTTGGCGTCACTAGTCGTCATAGCATTATTGTCATAGGGAGTTGCTTGCCAAGCCATTGCTTTTATGGCTGTTGCTGCTCCTGCTACTGGTGTGTAAGAGGCTACTGTTGGTGTAAACTTAGGAGTAGTTCTTGTTCCGCTTGGGTTGGCTTCCATTCTCATTACTAAGTAAAGTAAAGTTGTTACTTGTTTTTCTGCGAAATTAAGGGCACCTACACCCGCACCATTGGAATAAGACCAAGGACGAGCCGTGTAGCCACCATTATTTCCGTTCCATTTCAGTTTTACTGTATTACCATTAGGGTCAGGACTTGCTCCTTGGAAAACTGCGGCATAACTTTGTGTAGCACCACCGGGGAAAATGCCTTGTCCTAGTGCCCAACCAGAGGCTGAGGCTACTCTTTCAGTAGGAACAACACATAAAATGTCTCCACCACCTGTTGAGTTAGGGTCAATTTGGAAAGAAAAGTTATTATTGTCGTAAGTAAACTCAAAGTTTACGTCTGTAACCTTGGGGTGGCTCTGAACAATAATGCGAATAGGCAATAAAAAGGTGTTTTCTACTGCTGTTGCGGCTGCTGTGGGGTTGAAATACGAGTAATTAGGCGTCAACTCGGTTACTTTTACAGGTTTTCCAATAACTAAGTAAGCATTTTGTGAGGAACCTAACTGTGTTTCTACAAACTCACCGGTAAAATGAACGTCGTCTTCAAAGAATGAAGAGGTTCTGTCTACTCCACCACCTCGTTTCCACTCTAAAACATACACAGCACCGTAGCCATTAGAAACTAATGAACCTCTGCGGTCTGTTGTAAAGACTGTTTCGTCCTCTCTTCCTACAATGTAAAGCCCACCTTGGTTATTTGAAACCATAAAAGGTTTTTTAATGTTCTCTGAGACTTCTACAAGGGACTTACCGTCACCGTCTTGTTGGTTTGTAGCAACTGTTTCCCAAGTCCATACCTTGAAACCACCACCGTCTAGAACCCAAGCAAAGTTTCTTTCAGGGTAAGTAAAGAAAAGTCTTTCTTCCTCTGGCTCATAACACATAACAACTAACTCGTCGTGTGCTGTGTCTAAGTTTATTTTTTGTCCTGAACTTCTGCTTTGGTTACCACCGTCCTTAGAAAAGAAGTTAGTCATAGGACGTGAAACTTGTGTGTTGAAGAAAGGGTCAATGCGGTCACTGAGTTTGTCTATTTTAGTGTTGCCTGCTGCTGTCCAGAAACCGTTACGGTCTGCCCAAGTAGCGGCATTACCTACTCTTATTTTAGACTGTGGTCCTAAACAACCAACGTGTGAAGACAAGTTGTAAAGCCTACCTGCTGAAATAATAAAAGGGTCATTAGAAGGTAAGAACATAAACGTTTCATTGTCTGTCCAAATAATAATGCTGTCTCTCAAAGCCAAAATAGCAGTAATTTCATTCTCACTGTCTAATGTAATAAAGTTTGGTGCGGCTACTGAGTTTGGTTTATTGGGGTCTGAAAAGAAAACAGAACGTCCACCTGCCCAACAAACTCTTCCTTCAAAGGTTGTTGCGTCAGTTATTTTTGTTATTTCGTTTTCTGTTGCGTAAGTGTAAAGAACAGAAAGAGAACCGTCTTCATTTACTGTTTCACCTTGGAAAACTTTGTTAGGGTTGAATACAACCTGCTGAATACATAAGTCTTCACTACGGTAAGTGCTTTCGTGCTCACTTGCTTCCCAAGTTCGGGTTACTGACCCCTCCACATTTAGGTCGTCTTCTGTAAAAATACAAGGCGTGTAAAAGTAAGCACCCATAGTTTCAGTTCCAAAGAACAAACGGTCTGCGTATTCTGTAAAGAAAACTCTTTCTTTTTTACCTTCTGTCCAAGTCTGACGGTCTGTGTTGTGTGTTGTTTCGTAATGACCATACTGTTGGAACATAGGCAACTGAGCACTTTGGTTTGCGGCAGTTGTTTCATAAATGGTTAGTTCTTTCTTTTGGTTTGCTGTAATGTCATAAACAAGAACTGAATAAATACTTTTAGTTCCTGCTAAGGTTGTGCTTCCATTGTCTGCTGTCCATACAATAGACTTTATTACAGTAATAATTTGTTCGTGTCCAAAGTCTGTGTCAATGTAATAAGACCCTAGTATTTCTTCAAAGCCACGACTTACACCTGAAACTGTAATGTTTGTGTTTGTTGTAAGAGTTGAAGAGAACCGGTTTACTTGACCAAAACCTTCACGAACAACAAGAGAACCATTCTCAGAATAAAGGTTTTGTAACCAGTCACCACGGTTCTGGGCATTAATGTCCATACCAGACGCAGTGGCGTCAACTGTGTTGTCTCTTTGTCTTGTTCTCGTTATTGCCATTATTTATTTCCTATGTTACAAAGTAAGCGTCGTCTGAAATAACGAAGCGGTTTGCTCTTTCTAAGCGACCACGAGTAATGAAGTCTCTGAGCATTTGTCTGCGTAAAACAAACCTACGAGTTAGTTGTGGGTTGTCAGCAACGTCCCTAATAGCGTATTGTTCATAAGCATAAAGGGCAATAAGGTCGTGAAAAGCCTCAAACTCGTCAATGTATTGGTTTTGACCCGGCTGAATAGTCGTTGTGGTAAAAACAGTTGTTGGAGTAATGGGCTGGTAGTCAATGGCTACTGGGGAACTAAATGGTGAGTTTGAAAGAAAAAGGGTTGTTCCTTCTAAACAATACTTAGTTAGGTAGTCATTTGGGACTGAGTAAAGTGCTTCTCTGTTCTGAACTGGTGTTAGAAAGAACTGAATGTCAGTTTGACCAGCCTCAGTAACATAAACTCTTAGAATACTTTTTACTTTGTCGTCAGCAACAGTAGGTGAAGCACCCATAATTTTAGGTCCAATGGCTGCTGCCACTGTGGCTAAGTCTAGTTCTTGGTTTACTGTTGTGTAACTTGCGGTTTTTTTGTAAGCATAACTGTCAATGTTTTCAATTTCCTGACGGAAGTCACTGTAACCTAAGTAAAGGTATAAGGCAACGTCTGCGTCAGACAAGAACGTTGTGTCACTTTCGTCAGTGTATTTTCTAAATAAGTTTGCTACTTCTTCTGCTAGCATTTTTTATACTCCTCCCTCAGCGTTTCCCTCTAAGTTAGAGTTGGGAACTGCTCTCAAACTGTTTGCGGCTTGAACCATTTTCTGAACTTGTAAGCCGTCTGCTGCTTCTTCAAGAACTTGTGTAGAACTAACAGGACTTTGTTGGTTCAAAGCAATTTTAGGAATAGAACTTTCGTCACTTCCCTTTGGAATGCTTGGGAACACTTTGTCTCTTAGACTTTGTTTTCCTGTTGCCAGTGCTTGGCTAAACTCTACCATTGAAACAAAAACGTCGCTGAGGTAGTCCTGACGCTCTTGTTCTAGGTTGTAGAAGTCTGGTAGTCGCATAAAGTCTGCGAAGACCTTCTGGAACACTTGTAGGTCGTCTGTGGCATAGACTTCTACCTCTGCTCCTTCTATTGCTGCTTCTAGAATTTGCTGTGCGTGTGTCATAGCAGCCATTTTCTCCAAGGCAAATGTTGAACCAGTAGAGAATGAAAGTGCTGCCATAGCCTCTTCTTTTGTAATAAGTTGGAGTTGGAGCATTTCCAAGACCTTCTTGTCTTTGCCTTCTGCTTGGTGCTGGAAGAGAGAACCACTTTCAATAAACACTTCGGGAGTGTCTACATAGTCAGTGTTTTTTACTTCCTTGAAAATAATGCCGCCATAAGCGTCAAGCATTCTAGTCATTTTACTTTCTTTGTAAAAAGCCTTCATAAAAGTAAGAACAACTTCTGCTACGTCTTTACAAGCATACTCAATGTTATTTTGTGTAAAAACTAACTGTGAAAGGTCTTGTTCAGCAATAGCCTGAATAGCCTTACCAGACTGAATACCTACTGTTCTTTTACCCAATGTAGTTGAGTGAATGCCTGAAATGTCTAGCATTTCCTGTTGAATAGAAGAAATGTTTTGGAAAACATAACCCGGCATAGGAGCCATACCAATTTGCTGTGGAACACCACCAGCAGGGTTGTAGAATATTTTCTCACCCGGTTGGCTTGTAATAGCATTAGGTGACACACCTGCTGTTGTAGGAATAAGCCACTTAGGGTTAGTCATAACAGCAGCGTTCTCCATTACTAAGGCTCTTGCTTTGTTGTAAAGCGCCTGTAACTCAATGAGTGGGTAAATAAGGCTCATACCCCACATTTTGTCTGGAACACTAGTGTAACGAATGTGTTGAAAAGGAATAATGTTGTCAGGGGTTCTACCTTCAAAAAGAACTGTGGAACCAACCATAAGAGCATAACGTCCTTTGTCTTTACCTTTTAGTAGGTAAGTTTCATAAAGTTCTACTCTGTCCTCTGGAACAGGGTGAGTGTATTGTGAGGTTGTGTTTGTAGCGTATGAAACACCTTGTAGTTCTTCTGCTTTGTTGGGAAAGTCTTCTTGTAGTTGCTCTTTTGTTACATAAGAACGAATAGCAACAAACGTGCTGTCTTCCATACCAGAAGAGTTCTTTTCAAAGAAAAAGTCGTAAGGTGAAACGTGTCGTATTTTTACCTCTTTTGCGTCTGGGTCATAGAACTGAAATAAACCAGCATTACCACAAATAAGCAAGTCTTGAATACATTTCTGTAAAACTTGTTTCATTTCGCTTTGCTGCCACCAATAACGAATGGCTGTCTCACTTGCTTTTGCTTTTACAATGTCGTCAGCAAGAGGTGAGGCTGGAACAATACGAATGCTTGGGTAAGCAGTAGTCAAACGAGCAACAATGTTTCTGTAAATGTTTAGAATAAGGTTAATTGTAACTTGTTGTTTACCAGCCTGTGCCCTAGCAGTAACGTATTTAGCCAAGTTTCTGTCGTAGGAAATGTGTTGTCTTCCTTCCAAAAACATTTGGGCTAGTTCCCATTTTCTTTTGTCAATGCTTTTTGCGCTGTCAGCAGCAGTAATACTGCCTTGAATTTTATGCCAAATTTTACTCATTATTGTAACCTACCTATTAGTGCCATAATTTTGTTTCTGTTCTCGTCGTCTAGTTTGCTTATGTCTACCTTAGACTGTTTGACCAAAGCATTTGCTGCTGCGAGGCTCTGTGCGCCTTCTAGACCGGTCATAAGAGACTTCAAGGCACCTGCCTTTGCCTTAGCCTTCATAACGCCTCCTGCGGCTGTTCCTGCGCCTTCTACCATTGCTTCTTTGTCTCCACCTACGAAGCCACCAACGGCTTTGCCTAGACCTGAACCAATAGAAGCACCGACTGGACCACCAAACTTAGTTCCTACTACGGTTCCTATTAGAGAAAGAATGTTTCCTAATGAAGCACCTTTTTCTTTTTTTTGTTGTCGTTGAAGTCTGCTTGCTGCTAGAACTTTCTCGTATTTACCCGCCATTGTTTTCCTCCAAAGCAAACACGTCAGCAATACCGGCAATGTCCACCAAGTCTCGTGAGTGTTGTTCTTTTTCTATTTGTTTTAGTTTATGTCTTGCTATGGACAACTGGGTCCAAAGAAGTGCTGCTACAATAACTGAATTTATAACTAAGAAGAACTCTAAAACTGGTGACATAAAATAAAACCTCGTATTTCACATACTACTCAGAGGTGGTCTGGGTATGGTTGTGTTGAGCATTAGAGGGTCGTCAACATTGTCAAAAATAATGACTGCTTCCCACCTCTTTACTTCCTCTAAGTCCTCACAAATAAATAGTTTAGTGAAAAGGCATTCTTCCTTTGAGAAGCCATTATTTACTGCGTGTTTAGTTGCCTCAGACCATTTAGCATTTTTATGAAAGTGTTGTCCAAACCTGTAACGTTGTTTGCTGTAACCAAAGTAAATAGCACCGTCTGGAAACTCAATAGCATAAACGTATGGTGTAACGTGGTTATGTTTCTTCCAGTTCTTTCTTTTGTCTCGTTGGTATTGTCGTCGTTGTTCAATGTCTTTGTATGGCATAATGTTCCTTAAATGTAATGAGGGGTAGAGCCGAAACCCTACCCCCCATTATAGCATAAACTATGAAGTTAGTCTATTAGAACTGAACCGCAGTCAAAACAGCATTTGCGTTTGGACGGTGGCACACTACCTCATAATACCATTTGTAATAACCTTCGTAAGCGTCGGTAGCACCGGCACCTGCGACACGGCTAAGAATGGAACCGTCAAGGTCAGCGAAGCCCTTCTTGTCCAATTCTAGCAAGCGCCAGTATTTAGGACATAGGAACATAATGCTTCCCTTTGGAGCGTGGCGAGTAACCTTCATTGGAATACCAGCGTAACCCAAGGAAGTGAAACCTGCGTCACCATTCTGAGCACCAGTCAAGTCTTTGTAGAGGTTGGCTGCGCCAACACCCTGTAAGAGAGCGGTGTATTCTACACGCATAACTGGGTTCATAACCATAACGGTTGGCTCTTCGTCAGCACGGAGGAGCATTTCGTCCAGAATGTTCTGAATGCTGTCAAGGTTTAGAGCGGCGTAAACGTCACCCTTGGAAACCGTGAAGGCAGTGGAAATGAGTTCCGTGTTGGTGTTACGGGCAATGCCGAAGTGCTCACCAGCGAAGAGGTTGCCCCAAATACCAGTAACTTCGTTAGCACCAGCGTTGTCTTTGACTGTTGAAGTAGCGTCTAGTTCAACTGCGAAAACGTCACCAGCGACAACTGCGTTACCAGCAGCGTCAACCTGACCAATGGAAGTGTTAATGGCGACTGTGAACTCAATAGCAGTCTCAGTGACTGCGGCAATGACACGCTGTGCGCCAAAGAGTTCGCCAGTGCGGACCAAGCGGAGACGGCAAGTGTCAGTAGCACCACCGAGTGCGTTTAGACCTGTGCTCTGTCCTGAGTATTGCTTAGTTACGCCGTTGCCTTTTGACCAGCAAAGACCAATAACAGCACCACCAGTAATGGCTGTGAAGTTACTTTCGTTACGAACGTCTGTGACCAACTTATTAATTTCAGCCTCAATGTAAGTAGCGAATGAGTTAGCACCAGTTTTTGCGGAAGCAATTGCTGGTCCTGAGAGTTCAAAGCGTCCGTAAAGGAACTTTGCGGTTACGACCATACGGGCGTAGCCTTGGTTACCAGCGGCAATGCCTGCGCCAGCGAATGTGGTGCCTTCGGCTTTGAAGCCAACACCTGAGTTACGGCTGAGGTGAATAGGAATAATAACATTCTTACCCTGCCAGTCAACCGTGGCTTTTTCAAATAGGTCAATGACCATTGTTTCGTTGTTTAGTTGCTCTTCAATTGGTCCTAAGTAGAACTCTTTTAGAATAGCGTCTAATGTTGTAATGCTTGCTGCCATTTTATTTTCCTCCTGTAATGTTTGCTAAAATGGGTTATTTTTCAAAAACGACTTGAAGCGACTAGTAGCCTCTTTAATTGTTTTTGGTTTCTCTTTTTGTCCTGCGTTGAGTTGGCTAGAAGCCTTCCCTCCACCTGACGAACCACCTGCTGCTGCTCCACGTTTTGGAACTTGAATGTCATTGTCCTTTACATAACGGGCAATGGCTTGTTCTTCAACCTGAGCCACATAAGTGGTGTAATGACCTGCTACTTCCAATAAGTCTGCGCTTGGGTCGTCAATAACCGCTTGTAGTAGCAACTCTCTGGGAACCTGTGGAAACTCTTGGGCGACTGTTTGTAGTTCTTTTTCAAGAAGCATTTCTTCTTTGTAGACTTCAAACTGTTGAACTCTACTTTCTAATGCGCTATAACGGTCGTCTCCTTCGTCTCCCTCACTGCCAAAGTCGTCAGTGAATGTGTCACTAACAGTTTCTACTTTGTCCACTACTCGGTTGTTGTTGGTTTCAAACTGGGTTTGAAGTTCTTGGAGTTGGCTGGCTAAACGTTCTTTTTCTTCCTGTAAACGGTTTTTAGCAGAAATAACCTGCTGAAACCTTTGGTAAGGAACGTTGTGACCACCCTCTTCCTGCTCAGGTTCGGCTGACGAAGCCTCTTGTTTTACGTCTGGTTCTACCTGCGGACTAACGGTTTCCTCAACAACTTCCGGTTCTTGAACAGCCTGTTCAGGCTCTCCTCGGAGTTTGGCGAGCATTTCCGTCGCCCTGTCTTCTGACAAATACGACATAATAATTCTCCTTTTTTACGCCAATAAAATAAAACGCCCCTCAGAGTGGGCGGCACTCTTTGTATTTTTTCACATACAATTTAGTTGTCACAAGGCACTACGTCCCAAGGTAACTTGGTTGGAGTGACTTCTTTTGGACTGTCTACACTGTCTTCTTTTTCAGCGGGTCTACTCTCACAAGAGCATTTGTGTCCTGAACATTTGACTTCGCAGTCTGGACCCTTACAGGACAAAAGTAGCGTGCTTACTGACAACACTACTAAAAATAGTTTGAATAAGTTCATTTATAAGTTCCTCTCTAAAAACTGAACAGGACGACAGTTCAGCCGCCCTTCAATAACTTTCTTACATTGTTGACCCATTTTTTTACAATGGGCGAATAGTTCTTGACCTTTGTTTCTAAGGTCCGCAGACTTTTCTTTTTCTGCTTGAAGTTCTTTCTTAACTTTCCAATGGTGGTAAGACAACTTAGTAAGCCTTTGACTTTGGTCTTCATACGCAGTAATACACCTTGCTCTCTCGTGGTGAGCAACAATAGCCATAGCAGTTACTAAACACAACCATAATAGTCTTTCATTAACCTTCAACTTTACTTCCCGCACGCCATTGTTTACAAGACCAGAACCGGGCTGAGAGAATGTCTTTGGCACTGTCGCATTTATGACGTGCTCTAAATGACTTTCTTCGGTCAGGGTCGTCTCGTTTTATTTCCATATTTGCGTCACCGTAGCGAATAAGCCTAGTCTTACCGGCAGCATTACGAGCAAGAACAACAAACTTCTTCTTACCGTAACCGGGTTCGCCTTTCTTTATTCTACGTGGCTTATTGAAAGCCATTTTTTCTGCTGCTGCTTTTCTAGGGTTCATTAGTTCATAAACTTCTCTTTGAGGGGTGCCAACTCGTCTTGAAGGGCGTCCAATTGCGCATTGAGGTCCATAACTTCTTTTGCGTTGCGAGGCTTGCCCTTAGCGGTTTGGACCGCTTTTTTGAGTTCAACTTCTTTACTAATAAGTTCTTCCATTCGTTTCATTTGACTGCTGTCAGAAGGGGTCATAGGCTTTCCTTTTGGTTTTGCTGGCACTCTTGGGTCAGGCATTGTCTTGCTGTCTCTAATTCTTTTCATAGACTTTTCAATTTCGTTAATTTTCTCTTTTATTGCTGCTCTTGAACGAGGTTTAGCATTTTTGAAACCTTCCATTTCTGCTTTTGCTTGTCTGCTTAGTTTTAGGAGTTGTCGGTCTTTGTCTGGGTTACCAGTTCTTTTAATTCCAAATAAGAAACCTTCTTCTAATGGCTCACCAGCGGTGCGGAGAGGCTTTTTCATAATGCTTCTTTTTACGTCTGCTGTGGAACGTCCAAGGCGTCTGTTCATAGGAGGCTGCTTTGCTGCTTTACGGGCTTTGGCTGCTTTACGCAAGGCTTTGACGCCTTTGCCTACGGCTTTACCAGCAAGTCCGGCAAGACCCAGACCACCAGCCATTGCTGCTGAAAGAGCGGCACCTTCGCCAATGTCCATAGCAACTGACTTTACAAAGTCTTTGCTCATACCTTCTTTCTCTAAAATGTCATAGTCACCGGGAAGAACTAACTTGGCACCTTCCTTTACGCCTTTCTTTTCTTTTTCAGCAATAAACTTGCTTGCTTCTGCGTCTGTTTTTCCTAACATTTTTAAGGCTATTCTGAGTGCCTTCAACTCGCCGCTGTCTCTGTCCATAACTTTACTCCTAATGTAAGTTGTTCGTAGTATTCACATACCTAGTCTAAGCCCCACTGAGCAGTGGGTGTGTCTGTTCTTAGTTTGTTTAGAGGAGAGTTCTCCATAGGGTCATAAAACTTGTGAGCATTCTTTTTATAAACCTTTCCAGTAGCGTTTTCCCACTCTAACATTTCTTTTAGGTTGGCAGGAGCACGCTTCTGAATGTGTTGTTCTACTTGACTTATTTGTTCTAGCCCAATAAGAGCAAGAGCAGTAGCAAAAATAAGGTCGTCGTGGCTTCCTACGTCTGCTTGGGGCTTTATGCCGTCCTTATAAACAAAAGTATTCATTTCGTATTGTAGTCTGTGACAAATAGGAAGCAACTTACCTTCGTGAATAAACCTTTGGAAACGGTCAAGTAAGAGGGGTCTGGTAGAAGAGTTGGTATTGTAACCAATAGTGTCTCTCCATTTACCGGTAGTTTTATTGAACTTTGTAGTTCTGTAAAATAAACCTTGACCCATTTCTACTAAACGTTCAATAACTGAAAGACCATAAGAGTTGTTCTCACAGACCACTAAGGCTTCATACTTTTTAGCCACGTCAAAAACTAATGCTGAAAAGTTATGAGGTGAAATGCGGTCATAGTAAGTGGCTGCTATACGAGGTTTTTCTTTGTTTGTTACGTCAATGAGTGTAAAAGCAGAATAGTCACCATTAGGGGAGCCAGAAGCAGTGTCAACCCCAAGAGTGTAAATATGGTATTTTTGGCGTGGTTCATAAATTTTAAGTCCTGTAAATGTTTGACAGTTGTCATAGAAAATAGAAAAGAAGCGGTCACCGGAAGTAATAAAAGCAACTTCTGGTGTAATAGGGTATTCTTGTTGGAATACAGCCCAGTTACCAGCACACTTTTCAAAGAATGTTTTTATTGCCCAGTTTAGTCTTTTCTGAGGAATAGTTTGGTAGGCTCTAAACTGGTCAGGTATAGCCTTTGGTTTCTCTGAACTAAGGTAGTCGTCTGCGTCTAACCAACTGAGAAACAGTTTAGACATACCGTTTTCGTCGTGCCATAACTTGTGAAAGTCATTGAAGCCATTGGCTGTGCTTTCTAATACAATAGTAGGGTTTGCTGTTAGTGTCTGGAAAATAGAACTAATGGTTTTCTCAGCGTCACCCCAGAAACCTACCTCACTAGCGTGGACATTATTGTATGTAGAACCACGGAAACTCTCAGTTGAGGCTGAACCTACTTTTATTTTAGAACCAGTCTTGAAGTTTATTTCTCTTACATTACTGGAAGTAGTAGAGAACTGTAAGAAGTTGGGTAGGTTGTTATAAAAGTTTTTATAAATAAGAAAAATACTTTCAGCAGCGTCTCTGGTATGAGCAATAACTGCTGTTCTTTCATTTGTATTGAAAAGAGTTTTCCAGAATAAGAAAGCAGCAATGAAAGTAGTTGAACCTAACTGTCTTGCTTTTAGTATTGTTAGTCTGTTGTTTCTTATTAGTTCAGCAAGTATTTTGTT